GCAACGGGTGTTGCAAATTTTGTTTGATCAATAATCTGCTTTGGTTTATCAGCAGCATTTTCTCTTTTTTCTGGTGGTGTCTGTGGTGGTGTTGCAACAGCAGATGGTTTTGGTGCATTCGGATCCGACCAAAAATCTTTTGGTAATGGAGTAAACGAGTTTTCTGGTCTTGTCTCTGGTGGAACTTGTGGTGGTGTTGCAACAGCAGATGGTTTTGGAGTAGATTGTGGTTGAGGTTGTGTTGCGGCTCTTGAATCGCCAGTATAAAAAGGACTAGTTGGAGTATTGTATAAAGCGGATAAATCTTTCGATCTTCTTCCCGTTGGAACACCTTGAGTATCTGTTGTTACATCTGCCATATAAAAACTTACTCATTTTTACAAATTTATCTTGATATATATAAAAACTTTATTAATATAATATAGATTAATTTATGCCATTTTATCCAACCATCGGAATTTCAGGTGCAGCAAGAGCAGGAAAAGACACTTTATGTAGAGCATTAATACGAGAGTTCAAAAAATTAAATTTAATTGCAAGTCGAAGATCTATAGCGGGGGACACCGTTAAAAAAGATTTACAGGATTTGTTAATGCAAAAGTTAAACATTGATTCTTTCACTGAAAATAATAGTGAAAAAACTTTGATAAGACCATTATTAGTTGAATATGGTAAAATAATGAGAAATAATACAAATGGGAGATATTTCATAGATAAATTTGAATATTCTAAAAATGTAATAAACATTATTCCAGACATAAGATATGCGGAATATTCAAACGATGAAGTTTTTTGGCTTAAAAATGAAACAAAAGGACTTTTAATTTATTTGGAACGAGAAGAAATTTTCGATGCAAATGAAACAGAAAAAATAAACAACAAAATAATAAAAAATTTAGCAGATCATCGTATTCGTTGGGGGAAACTTAATGAAGAAGATAGTAAAGAAAAATGTTTGATCGACTCTTATGCAAGAGAAGTGTTATCAAAATATCTACCACTTATTGATTGGACAGCTAGAAGTCTTTAAATATGTTTTAACCGCCATATAACACCCACATTTTGAACATCTTTCTTGTGTGGAGTTAAAAAATTCACATGAATTACATATGGATTTCCTTTTTGCTATTTCGCTATCATCAGCATTTATAGAATTTCCATTTGAAACACTTTGAACTGTTTTAATAACATCTTTTCCTAAGTTTTTTGCCATTTGAAATGCGGATGGAAAATTATTTTTATTCGAACCAGCCAATTTGTTTATCTGATGCTGTTGCATCATACTTTTTAAGTATTCTTTGTTATTCATAAATTACATTTTTTCATCTTTTTTGTTAAAAACTTTATCAAAACTATCTATTTTTACACCAACTACTTCATTTAAATATGTTTCTTGTGTAAACAAATGAGAAACTTTAGTAATCATCCATTGACCTAAAAATCTATCATCAAATGGATTAGTGTCACCAGAATCTATATTATCTATAAACATAAAACGTCCCGGTGCTCTAAGCGTAAGACCATATGTTTGAAATGAAATTGATTGATTTAAGAAAATGGCATCCAATAACATTTCGTTGTGGGTTGCTCCATCAAAAATAAAAGAACCATTATAACTTTGATTATTTTGAAACATCAAACCAGTTTGTTTTGTTTTATTTTGATTTATTAGAATTTGAGCATTCCTTCCTTTTTTAAAACTATATAATCCAGCCTTTGCATAAGATTCGAGTGTTTTAACCACATTGTCAGTTGTGTTTTTTTCTATTTTTATATGAAATGTTCCGGTCGAATGATCATAATAGTGAATTGCTGAATTAGTTATTCTATTATCATCGACTGCCACCATTGGTGAAAAACTATACTTTTGTATTCTGGATGCAATCGCAGACATAAGATTGCCAGTATCAGTTGGACCTCTGGAAATTCTAGGGGTGGCAGTATCCGCAAATCCACTAGAAGATTCCAATATTAGATGCTCAATTTGTTCAGCCGATGCTTCTTTGAAAAATTTTGAAACTGGTATCAAATGCCATTTTTTATCATCGGTATATCTACCAAAATCCAATATAACCGGACCACCTTCAGAAGAAACACAATACGATAATAATTCTTCCATATCATCTAATGCAGTATGTTTTGCGGATGAATAATAAGGAATTTTATTCGATCCGATTCCAGAATCCCATCTAGTTTCTTCGAAATTTGCAAATGGAATATTTGGCTTATCTATTGTGCCGCTTTTTCCAAATCCAACATAAACTAAATCGTTTGAATTCATTGTTGTGGATGGATTCGTTCCCGCCAATTTAATTAACTCCTTTAATAAAAGATTTGGATTTACTGATTTTTCCAAATCCGTCATCTGATATGGTTTTTTAGTAGAGGTTTTAGAAACAATTTGTCCAGAACTCCATTCCAAATTACGTTCTTTTAAAATCTGATATCTCTCATCAATAAAAATATATTTTCTTTTTTTAATTTGTGCATTAGGTGTTGGTAAATCTTGAATATCTGTTATAACAAAATCGAATGCCATTTCCCATTTATCACTAGGATATTTTGTTTTACTTTCTTTTATGTCTTTATCGTTTGTTTCAACTGGATAGATTTTTATACTGAGTCTATTTCTACCATCGCTTCTATCAATATATGGTGCCTTTACTTTTGAAACATTATAATTTGAGTCAGTTTCTCGTTTTGGGTTGGTTGGATTACCTCTAGAAAATATTTCAAATGGTGTATTAAAAACAATAAACCCACTCGTTGGCCATTGTTGTAAAGATTCGTTTATAGCCAAAGAGTCTACATAAAAAAATGGGACGCTTAATGGCTGTTCTCCTTCAATCTGATTATATAAAAGTATTTCTATATAATAACTTTGATCTCTAAGTTGATGAATATATCCATTTTTTTTCATTTTTTTAACAAATTGCTTTATTTAAATCATTCAATAATTCAACTTGTAATTGATTAAAAACAAATGATACGGTACAACTTATTTCCGATGGATCTTGATTTGAATAATTTAATTCACTTAATGATGTTGGGAAAGAATGAGTATATTCAAACGATATTATTCTTTTATTAAATTCATCTAAACCATAAATCCAAAACCTAGATGCATAATCGGTCATTGGATTTTTTAATACTGCATCTTTACTTGGATTTGTTAATTCTGTTATTGATGCATTTGCATCTGATGTGCTTTTTTTCGCATCATTCAATAAATTTAACCAACTCCATAGAAGCCAATAGTTTTTATAGTTATTATCAACTAAGAATTTTATGCTTAATGGCGTATATTCTGGTCGTGAAAATGAAGATGTCTGATATGATTGTCCACCGAAAGGCATTCTAATTGAGGGAACCGATATCGATGGAACTGGTGAACCAAATATTGAAATTTGCAATGGTTCAACGTTAAAATAATCACCAAATCCTTGACTGAAAGTGTTTTTTAATGCCTTTGGTATATCCAAAACCAAAATAAATTTATCATTTCTAGATCTGTTTAGTGGTGGTTGTAACATATTAAAATAAAACTATTGGATAATAATCATCTCTCTTATATAACTTATCAGAATTTTCAGTTTCTTTTTTGATATTCTCAGAAGTAGACCCCCAATTTAAAAGCCATTTTTGAAGTTCGGAAGCATCTTCATCATTAGTTTGAACAGTAGTATCCTCAAATTTTCCAACAAACGAAAATGCCGTATTGTTTACTATATTTTTTTTAAAAGTTGACACAGTCCCACCGAAAATTGGACTTTTTTTAATTAAATCACTGCTATCATTTAGTGGGTTTATTTTTAACGGACGACCTTGATCATCATAATCGAGTATATTATAATATTTTTCTGCTATAGATGGATCTAATATAAATAATCCCCAAATCAAAGACATCACCCTATCATCAAAATCATCATTTTTTCTTTTACTATATGTAAAATTTGGATGCTGTACAAAGTTATTAAGTTCCAATAAGGTATCAATGTCATATAATTGAATCGCTTTTAAACTATTAACCCAATATCTAAAATTCGTAACCCCTCTATATCTGGTGTTTGTGTGATTATATATACCAAATCTATTTTCTTTATTATAATGTTTACTGCTACCCTCAATATTATAGGTTACAACGGATTCATAGTTGTGAGTATGACATAGCACGTCAAGCACCTGTTGGCCGTTGTTATTGTTCTCGATTAGAATTGGTGGTCTTCCCCAATCATCCAATATACCCATTAAACGAGTTCCAAAATGATATGGACTCATTTGATTTGTTGAATATATTGCAACCTGTTTAATTGATGTTAAATCAGAAAAATCCAATATTTGAGCTACTGTATTTGATCTACCAATACCTTCTCCAACATCCACTCCAATTGCATAAAAACTATTAGGATTTGGTTGCTCAAATATTTTGTATGCACCATCATCCATGACTAGGATAGGGTCTTTACATTGAGCCTTTAATGAATCGAGTAAATCTTGATCGATTGCTGTTTTTCCCGGTTCATGGAAAACGTTAGCATATTCTTGATCAAAATCTTCTTTAGATCCCATTAATGCAACCGTTTTTACTTTCCATTCTTCATCTCTACCTGGAACATCCCAGTAATTAACAACTTCCAAATGCCATTCGCTATTTATTTTTTGAGATTCTTGATATAAATCATAAAATTTATTATCAGTTCCATTCGGAGTGCTAATAACAACAACTTGAGATTTTTTCATTGATGAAATAATAGGAATCGCAGATTTCCACAATTCTCTCATTAAATCATTTGGACAATGTGCCATTTCATCGATAATCAAAAGGTTACTAGTGGAACCACGAGGACCGGATGATGATGTAGTACTAACCGTAATCGCTGAATCATTTGCTAACTGAAACCCATCACGCCTCCAAGATTTAACACTGGGTTTCATCCATACTGGAAGCTGTTCAAATGCCATTTTTATTCTAGCAAAAATTTCCTTTGCGGTAGATTCTTTATTTGCTACAATCGTAATTCGTTTATCCGATTGGAAACATACTAACCATAATGCATAAATTGTTATGGTTGTTGTTTTTCCACTTTGACGACTAGATAAAACAACATTAAATCTATTATTTTTAAATGCTTTTAATAAATTTTTTTGATATTTATATAAACAAATTTTTTCTTTCCCATCTTCTGTTATTATAAAAAAATAATTTTCCGCAAAATGAAGAATACTTTTCGTACAAAGCTTTAGATCTTCTTTCATCTGAGGTGTCCATTTGAACAATGAATTGCCTCTTAGTAAATTTTCATTACCTTTATAGTATGTTCCATCAACAACAATATCCTCATTGTCCATTTCAATCAATTCTTCTTCTACTATGTTTTCTTTTTTTGGTCGTCCCATAATTATATTAAGTATTTATTAACATAACTTAAAAAATAAATGAATTATAATCATAATGATATAAAAAATATGATGGGAAAAACTGATAAATTAGTAGAATATCACAGTAAATGGCCGATTTATAATCTTAATAATTTTCAAAAAAAATCATTATGGATAAAGTTTCAAAATAAAATACTAGAACTACAAAATAACGAAATTTTAAAACCAATATCGGATGATGACATATATGAATATTTTTTAAAAAATCCAGATATTGATTTTGAAATTTTATTTTTTAAAGATGTAATGCCAAAACAATATATTTTTAAAATAAATGATCAGATATATTCATATACTTTTGGATATAAAAGTAAACGACGTTACTTTGTTAGATTTTATTTTGATTTGAATGAATTTTTTAAGTATTAATCTGTCGCATCAGTTCTGATATTATCGGCCAAACAAATTCAGATTTTAATATTTTAATTTTAGTTCCTTGTTTTGGTGGAACAGTTGGATCTTTTATTTGATTATATTCACAAATTAACCACCATAAATCAATTGTGTTATAATATTTATGTGAAATATAAACCCAAGAATCACTAGGTTTTACATAGTATTCATCTTCTGCTGAACTATCATTTGCTGGAAAAACATTAATTGCTCTCAATAAATTATAAAATTTAGTTTTGTTACTCTCTTCATAGATATTAAAAAAATTTTCATATCTATAAACTGATAATTTTGGTAAATCTGAAAATGATGATTGTGGTGTCATATGTTAGTAATTTGGTTGTGGTGAATTATAAAAAATTTCCATCTTCATTTGTGTTTGAATTGCCTAACATTTCACCAGCCGTTTTTGCAATACCTCTCCCAAAAGTTGCAACGGTATCGCCAGCAGATTCCATGAAAGCACCAGCACGTCTAGAGAGATCTGGTATGTTTGCAACTTCTACTTTAGATCCACCCATCGTACCGGCAAAAATATTCGAACTTTGAGACACCAAATCTCTAAATGTTATAGTTACTTTATATGCTTCTGGCATTAAAACTTCGTTTGAACCAAAAAAAGAAAATTCTTTCATCTTTCTTGTTGTTCCAATACTATCAATTTTAAAATTACTAACATAAGCAGCTGCCATATAAACACCACCCAAAGAATAAGTGTCTACGGTATATATCTTAGGCGGTATATATGTCATCAACGATGTTCTTGTTTTTAGATTTTGAAATGTAAAAAGTTGAACAAAAGAGTAATGATCAAATGCTGACTCTAGTGTTAATGTGTTGTATAATGGAAATGTCACGGTCAATTCGTTCAAACTCGTGTTTCCATATTGGTATGTATCTTCAAACCCAAATCCCGGAGTTATTGCGCCAATTGCAGCACCAACACCAGCACCGACAATATTTGCAGCAGCACCCATTTTACCGGTACCAGCACCAGCCATACCCTTTATCATATCACCAACTCCACTTGCTTTAGACCATTCATTTGAAACGCTCCTTATGTTGTCTCCATTCTTAAGTAAAAGTGGGAAATTATATTGAAATCCAGTCTTTTCTGAGGCATATAACTGCAAATAAGAATCAACTGTTTTATCACCAGCTAAACCAGAGAAAAAATTTGCACCTTGCTCTATAAACTGTAATAGGTTTGATGTCCACATTCCATATTTTAATTCTCTTTCTATTACCCAAACTGCGGGAACTTCATCATTACTTCCTATATTTTTCCAATGCATTGAATTTACGATATCAACTACACCAGATCCCTTTGGTGTTAATTTAATATATGGAGTTGCAAGATTATCCATACCAAAAACATCCAATTGTTTTTGTTGAGCACTAAAAAATTTATTGGATGAAAATGATTTATTTACACCAGCTGATCCAGATGATAAATTCATAATAATATTTATCCAACGGTAACGGTACGCCTGTTAGATAAATCCCACCATTTCGTTCTTTCTCCAAAGATTGCATCTCTTGGACTTTCAAAAAGGTATTCTTGTGTGTTGTTGGAATTTGAAGCAACAGTTGAATTGTTAACATTTACAACAGATGGTGTATTGTTCTTGTCAGACGCCATTAAAATATTTCTATTTAAAGAATTTATATTTTTATTGATATCAGAAATTGCGGAAGTAATTTCTCTTAATGCTACATCTAAAACACCACCAGATTTGAATGCTAATACACTATCATTTGGAGCAGTTTCATATAAAGAATTACCCAATTTTAATTGAATTGGTTCATTAGACTCAAACAAACCATCCTGCACTTTTTGAATTGGTTGACTGTCATGTATAGGTCTGAAATTTTGTGGATTTTCTACATTATTTGACGATTGTTGGTTTTGTTTAGCAAGATCGGAATAATTTTCATTTTCAATTCTATTCATTGCTTCCAATTCTTCTTTTAATTGTTTATTTTCAAGTTCTATTTTATTTCGTTGTTCAATTAAATTTGGAAGGGTCGTGTCTTTTGTTTCATTTAAAAAACTTTCATTTTCTTTTAATGATTGATTTGCACTGTTTCTGTCTTCGATTAAATTTTTATAATTTTCTTGTCTATTTTCTGGTTGAGGTGGTGGTTCGATTGGAGCATTTTCCTCAATACCAAAAACGTAAGCAGCAGCACCACGCATCCATGATGGAAACCAGTTTAAAACTTGTTTTCCGATCATCTGTTTCATCTTATCAAAATTTATTTTCTGTGTTCCTGTTGAGGCATCTGTTGTCATGGTTGCATCCATTATTGGTAATAATGCATCAGATATAAAAGATAATGGAGTTTCTTTTAAAAGTTTTAAAGAATTAATAACATTCTGTGGATTGTTTGATGTCAAACCAGCAATTAACCCGATTGTACCTTCTCCCATTTTTATCATGGAATTAACAAAGGGAACTTCTTTTAGGAAATTATAAATTCCTTTACCCCAGTCTTTCAATATGTTAAGTTTGCTAGTGTTTCTTTCTTCTGGTGTTTTTCCTTCCGCTTTCATATCAAGCGTTGCATTCAAAACTGCTAACCCAATAGATAATGCCGTTCCAACAACTGGAATTGGTATAAGTCCAGCTAACCCACCAACAACATCAATTATAGCACCAACATAATCTCCTTTTTGATAACGATCCCATGCAAAATAAAAGCTGATTAAAGACCCAAGTATCGGTATTGATTTTGCAGCAACTATTCCAAATCCTCTAAATAAACCGCCTGCAATTTTTGGCAGTAGTGTTTTAAACATTCCCGGAGATGCTTTTGCACCAGCTTTAACAACATCATCACCCAACCCCATTGAAAATATTGCCTTTAATCCACCCTCCAATAATTCTCCGAAAGTTGTAAAAAGTTTTCCAGCTAAAGTCGGTATCGGTCCAAGTGCAAGTTTCAGACCACCGATCGAAAAAAACTTTGATATTCCTTCAACTATACCTTCAAATTTATCAAAAAAACTTAAATCAATATTAAATTTTTCTTCAAGCCATGGTTTTATTTTATCCCAAAACACAGAAACTAACGTTGCTGCAATGCCACCGGCAAGTAAAAGCTTACCAAGTGTTCCTAGTAAACCACCACCATTAGATGATTCATATATAGCATCTTTCAGTTCATCTTGTTTTGACACTAATTTTGATAGATGTTTTTCATTCTGTTCAAAATTATATCTTTCCATACTAGCAGCTTTACCAAATAACTCTTTGAAAAATATTCTATTTTCATCTGAAAATTCAATAGTCTGAACATCAGGACCAAACGTTTTTTGTTCCGCTATATTTGTTTTTTGTTTTATATTTTCAGGTATAACATTTTCAACCGTAGTATCCTTTAATTTTTCTCTTGGAGTTTCATTAAAACCTGAAAAATCCGGAAGTTTTAATTTAGAAAATTTATTAAATTTATCTTTTATTGATTTTAATGTATCTGAGAAGTTTTGATCCGATAACTCAGATATTCCTAGTGGATCTGTAATTTTTTTTATTTCGTCTGGTTTTAAATTTTTAACCCTTTCTAGTAATGGTTTAACAAATTTTGATTTAAAATCATTTTTTAAATCATTTAACTCACCAGTTTCATCATTAAAGAACAATTTTTCAACAAAATTCTTTGCAGTCAAAGTCCCATCGTCTTTGAGTTGTGAAAAAATTTCTTCTACAGATGTCATATATAGTACTTATTGTACTATATTAATTTACTTAAGTTAAAAATAATAAACTATCTATTCCAATTACCTTTTTATAATCTTCGTGCTCAACTATTAAAATATCATCAATTTCTTTTTTCCATTTTGATATTTGTTCTAATACTTTTTGAATGATAACACTTGGCATTTTTTCTATTATCTTTAACTTTTGATCGATTCTATCTGAGTTCAGATCCACTTCACTGTCATTAATCCAAATTTTCTTAATATATTTTGATGTTTCAACAATAAATGCATCGGAAATTATATTTTTAACATCATCATTATTTTTAACTTGATTTGATTTTTTATAATTTTTCGACATTTGTTTATCATGTTGAATTTCAATTAAAACTGTTGGTAAACCAACCTCAATTGCCAATGAAACATTTTTATTTACAATCTTTATGATTTCATTTTTTGGTGTTTTATATACTTTAAACTTTTCAATGATGTCATTTAAATTTATTTTTGCGGAAATATTGTTTTTATCATCAAAAATAACATTTAATTCATTTGATATTTGGTTTTTCAGATAGATTGCAATAGAGGCTTTATCATAAATGGTTAAATCATCTATGATTGTTTTATCCTTTTCTAAAATATTTTGTTTTAAAATTTCATAAAAAACACCGATGAATGTTGTGTTATACACAGAACTATCCATAGCCGATCCAAGCATATCTTTTTGCTGCTTAGTGTCAATTTCCTTGAATTGTAAATAACTCTGTTTAGATGGAATCCACACATCAACTTTAAATATTTCAGATATTTCATTTAATGCTTCTATTGCATTATTAAAATCAATTAATTGTAATTCTTGGTCTTCAATGTCTTCTTGCATATTAATATAACTTATGGTGGGACGTCGCCAAATTCAAGTGCTAAATCTTCCAATGATTGGTTCGGTATATTATCTTCCGGTGAAGATTTTTTATTTTGACTTGCCTTTTGTTCTTGCATTATCGTGAAATATATATTTCTTTCTGTTGGTGATATATCCATAATATATTCTGTCGATAGCCCAGAGCCAGATAATATATAAATTTCTTGATATAAAGATTTTAGATCATATGAAAAAAACAATCTAATATGTTCCAAAAAACTCATCGAGTAAAGATTAAATTTATAATCTTTGAAATATGAAAGTCCAAAAAGGTCAGATTCTATTAAAAATTTAACTTTGTTTATGACAATATCTTGTATTTTTTGTTTTAATGAAACCGAAAGTTTTTCAAATATATTTTGTTTTTCTTGTGATGAAAAATTTGTTAAAATTATTTTTTTATTGTTAAACTTTATATGTTCTATGAATTCATATAAAGTGTTGTTTATTAAAAAATATTCACTTGAATTATTTAATAAATTTTTATAAAAATTTGGAATTGATTTAATGTTTGGCCATGAGATTTTTATCTCAACATCTTTATCGATTAACAATTCATCATCTCTTATTGACATTGATGCATTATATAAATTTGTTAAATATGTTTTTAAATCAATTTTTAATTTTGTTTTTTTAGTACCATCGGTGTTTAGTAAAAAACTAACACTGGTTCCAATGCTTATCATTCTAAATTTTACTAAAAATAAAACATATTCAATTATGTTTATTTTATCTATATCATTAACATTTTGAACGCATTTTGATATTATATTAAGTACAAAATTATGATAGTTTAAAAAATCTTCTTTTCTATTTGAAAATGACATAATTGCTTTAGATAGCAATATTTGATCTTTTGTTTTTAATTCTCTAAAAGATAAAGATATATTAGAAAACGGTAAATCTAACTTTTGAGAATAGTGTTCCACTTATATAACTTACGGCAAATTTATAAAAGTTCCAGTCTGTCCATCCAAAATAGAATATCTATCATATACAAACTTAACATCACCATATTTCATACCTTCTTCTGCATATGAATAAGTCTCTCCGGGTAATGATATTGGAGCAAGATTAAAAAATCTATATATTTTTCTAATTCCCATTTTTCTATAAGAACCGGTTTTAGCAAACATCACAACGTCTGCAAAATTACATTTCACATATTTTTCAGAATTTTTACTTCTTGCGATCAATCCATTGTAACCAACTGAAATAACCCAAGGTCTTATAATTAAATCTAAAAATGATGCATTAGTTTCCATCATTGTAACGGAAAGACTTTGATATTTTTCTCTATTTCCAACTGTTGCTGGTGCCATAAATCCACCATAATCAAGACCTTCATTACCGCCAGAAATTGTTTCAGATGGTAATTGTACTTGTCTGGAAAAAACACAACCCGTCATATTGTTTGTGGCGTATTGCAGTCTACCATCAAGAAGATATTTGGTAACAGATTTATCTAATGACCACGTTGAA